TGTAAGGACAGTGAGGTAATTGTGCATGGCAGGGAAACTCCTGGTAGGCAAGAAGTCGATTTCTGCATTTGTCGGCCGATCCTGGGGAACGGTCAGGCGATGGATCAATGAGGAGGGGTTCCCGGCGAAAAAGATTGACGGGGGCTGGCATAGCGATGCGGATCTGGTGCATGAATGGCTGAAAGAGAAAATTACTGAAAAACAACAATAAGTCATCGAGTACATCTACAAAACGACACCAATGGTGATGAAATATTTTGCGGTTGTTAGCCCTTCTTGTCACTTTTGTATTTCTTGAAATTCTCCGCCTGCTCGAATATTTCTTTATACACCTCATCCCGGTCAACCGGCGGATAGCCATGCTCGGCCAGAAGGATGATGAGGTCGACCTTTAACTCTGCCTTAATGTCGTCCCGTTTGCTCCAGTCCGTATATTTCGCCTTATCATCGACTACTTCCTTAACCTTCTGAGCCAGTACAATCATCTTGTCGTCAGGAAACTCAAAGTCATACTTGATGGTGAGGGCCTTCAGTATGTCGTAGAAGGCTTTTTCTTCGAAGTCGATGCCGAGATCGGCAAATGATTCCTTTTCTTTCTTCAGAGCCTGGAACAGGTCGATAATCTCATTGCTGAAGTCCTCCAAAACATTGCTGACCAGCACATCCTGCTCTTTGCGCTCGTTGTATTTATCAACTAGTGCCTTGAACATCTTGGAGAAGTTTGCCCCTTTCACCTTGTTGGTTTTCTTGAACTCGGCAATGGCCTTAGCCAAAAGCTGCTGGAGCAGTTTAATTCTGGTGTTGGGCAGTTTGATCTTCTTGATCTTCTCCAGATAATCTTCCGAGAACAAGTCCACTCCAGCGGCCCCGTTCTCCCCAAGCTTGAAAATTTCCTCCACGCCATCGCTTTCCAGCGCATCCTTGATCATCTCCCGGACCTTGGCGTTCATCTGCGCCAGATCGGGAGCATCGCCCTTGGTAAGCTTGTAGACAATGGAACGCACCGCTAGATAGAAATGGATGTAATCACGTTCCATCTGAGTCAGGTCATCACTGCCGCAGCAGATGTCATAGGCGGCTTTCAGACGCTGCACTAGATACATGAACCGCTTTTCAATCTTGTCCGTCACCTGGACAAACTCGGCTGCCATATTCAGGCAATGAAGCTGTTGCAGCGGCTTGCAGGAGAAATACGGCTGCATGTCGAAGGTATGAAACATCTTAGCCAGCAGATCAAGATGATCCTTAACCACTACGACGGATTGCTTGATCTCTTCGATGTTCGAGCTGTCCCTCTTCGAGTATTGGGCCAGGGCCAGATTCATCTGCTTCTTGATGCCGATGTAATCAACGACCAGACCCTTATCTTTGCCGGCGCATTTGCGGTTTACCCGCGAGATGGTCTGGATCAGGTTGTGCCGCTGGATCGGCTTGTCGATGTAGATCGTATCAAGGGCCGGAACATCGAAGCCGGTCACCCACATATCAACCACAATGGCGATTTTGAAGTTCGACTTTTCATTCTTGAACTGGCGGTCCAGTTCTTTCCGGTATTCCTTGGTGCCGAGCAGATCATACAACTCTTTCATGTCATCCTGGCTGCGAGTCATCACCATCTTGATCCGCTCCATGGGCTTGATCTCTTTGCGCTCATTCTCGGTGAGGGTTGCGCCTTCTTCACAGACCTTCACCTCTGCCCATTCCGGACGTAACGCAATGACCTCTTTATAAAAGTCAAAGGCAATCTGGCGGTTGCTACAGACAAACATCGCCTTGCCCTTAACAGTAGCCCCTTCTGCAACGCGGTTTTCGTAGTGCTTGACAAAATCTTCTGCCAACGCCTTCAAACGGTCAGGATCGCCCAAAATGGCGTCCATGTTGGTGCTTGCCTTTTTGCTCTCTTCAATGGCGTACCCGCTGGCCCCTTCTTCCGCACATTTGGCGTAATAGTCCTCAATCTCTTTTAGCTTGCTGTTGTCGAGGATCACCTTGGCGGCCCGTCCTTCATAGACAATCCGTACCGTGATCTCATCCTTCACCGATTCGTTCATGGTGTAGGCATCCACCACCCCACCGAAGACATCAAGGGTTGCATCTATCGGCGTGCCAGTAAAACCAACGTAGGTGGCATTGGGCAAGGAATCGCGCAGATACTTGGCAAAGCCGTACTTCTTCACAACACCATTCTCAGTAATCCGGATTTTCTGATCCAGGTTCACCTGGCTCCGGTGCGCCTCGTCAGAAATACAGACCACATTGTCTCGATCGGTGAGTAGTTGCGTATCTTCAGTAAATTTGTGGATGGTGGTAAGGAACACACCGCCACTGACTCGCCCCTGAGACTGGATTACAGGGAGAGATGTGGTCTCTGCTGTTGTGGCAATATCGCCAGCCTCCTGCTCCCCGGCAGGAAGGGCTATTCTCTCCGGGCTCTCCAGAAGGTTCAGCATCGGACCACCCAAGCGTTCCCGAAGCTCTGCCCGGCTCTCAACGCTTACCACCTCATTGTCGCCGATAAACTCCTTTGCGCATGTAAACTGCGTGGAAAGCTGGTCATCCAGGTCGGTGCGATCTGTGACAAGGACAATCGTCGGGCTGGCAAAATACTGGCTCTTCATCAACAGCCGCGTTAAAAACAGCATGGTGTAACTCTTACCGCAGCCCGTAGCTCCGAAATAGGTGCCGCCTTTACCATCGCCATGCGGGCGCCGGTGTTCGCAGATGTTCGCATACAGCTTGGTGGCCGCGTAATACTGCGGATAGCGGCAGACAATCTTTTCTTCCTTCTTTGAGCTGTCCGGAAAGAAGATGAAGTTGTGGATGACATCGCGCAGACGGTGCTTGTTGAACAACCCTTTGATCATCGTGAAGAGGGAATTGATCCCGTGTTGCTCCACCTGATCATTGCTGTCAATCTTTCGCCAGGTATAGAAAAACTCATAAGGGGCGAATAGCGACCCCATCTTGTTGTTCACGCCGTCGCTGATCACGCATAGTGCGTTATATTTCAGTAGCTCCGGAATGTCGCGACGGTAGCGCACCGTCAACTGGACATAGGCATCGTGAATGGTGGCCTCTTCGCGGATAGCGCTCTTGAACTCAAACACCACCAGTGGCAGTCCATTGACATAGAGAATCCCATCCGGGATGCGTTTCTCATAGCCGCTGATTTCAAGCTGGTTGACCATCTTGTAGTGGTTGCGGTCAATGTGGGAATAGTCGATTAACTGGATGAACAGGTCTTTCTCTTTACGGTCTTCACGTTTCAGCAGAAAACCGTCGGATACCAGCTTCATGAAAGCCTTGTTGCTGCCGTACACGTCGGAAGCAGGTAGCACTTCGAGCTTGCGGATGATTTGCTCGATTTCCGATTGGGTGATGCCGTCATTTGCGTTCTGCTCGCTCAGAAATGCCCGTAAGTCATCCTTCATCAGCGCATCGTCTGGGGCGCGTTGGATCGTTTCGCCCAGCACATGGGGATAGCCCTCTTCGCCAAGAAGTTCGATGATTGCCTGTTCAAGCTGGGATTCGGTGAATTTCATGGTGTTTTTCCATTAGAATTAATGGCGTTAACAAGTTCAAGTTTTCTTGACGTCAACTCTTCTTGCTTTTCGATCAGGGCACGTAGGCAAATTTGCACCTGTGTTTGCTTCTCTGGGATAGGTACCTTAAGATTACAGAAAGATTCCCAGCTCAAACCTCCACGAACACTGTTGTCCGTGGTAAACCACGCATGTCGGTCAAAATCTGATTCGCGAAACCAGAACATAAGGTACTGTGCCAACAACTCTTCCGGCTTTGTTATCTCAAACACTGTATATGCTGGCGAAACAATTATTGGTTGTTTCCCGCCCAGGAGGCTGATTGGTACAAGATGATCACGCCCAACGTGCATGGGGTTGAAAGCGAATTGCCCCGGCTTAACAACTTTGTATTTCGTCATGTCTGTGTCAACCGTGTTGGCAACAGACAAAATGAACTCCTTATTCATATTTATCCCTTTCAGATCCATTACTTTCAGATCCGAATTTCGGGAATTTACTTGAGATATATAGCCACCGAGTTTATCAAACTTCATCTATGTGGGCTCCGTTCTCTACAATTGAAAGCAATCGTTTATTCAATCTGCTGTCATTTTCCAACAGTAATCGAATCTCATTTTTTAATCGATCTACATCATGCTCTTGTTGTAGAAACCAGGTATCTCGCTTGAAATTGATATATGAGCTTGGAACAAGGGAATAATCGTTATCAGCAATTTCACTCGTAGTGGCTGAGTAGTACAGTTCATCCTGATCACGATATGGTGTGCTAGTCTGTTCTTGTTGCCATGAATGAAATATATTAGCAATCGCTCTAATATCCTTATCTGTATCAAAGCGAATGTATTTTTTGTCATGTACGTAACCGAAAGATCTGGCATCAATAAAAAGAATATTATTTTTTCTGTTTCGGTGTTTAACTATAGAGTCTCCTCGTTTCAATTCACGTTCTCCCTTGTTTTTATTTAAGATCCACAGAGATACACTAATATCTGTGGTATAAAACATGTCCATAGGAAGAACGATTATTGCTTCGACAATATCCATTTCTACTAATCTTTTCCTTATTTTCTTTTCGTCACCTTGAGCAGAAAGCGCCCCATTGGCAAGAATAAAACCAGCCACACCGTTCTCAGAGAGTTTTGAAACCATGTGAAGAATCCAACCGTAGTTTGCATTTGCTGTGGGTGGGATCTCAAAACCACTCCATCGGGGATCATCGGTCAACTCATCTGTTGCCCTCCAATCCTTCATATTAAAAGGTGGGTTGGCCATGATGAAATCGGCCTTCAGATCAGGGTGCAAATCTTTACTAAAAGTATCTTCGCCCTTCTCGCCAAGTTTTACCGATATTCCCCGGATCGCCAGGTTCATCTTGGCCAGCTTCAGCGTGGTGGTCGTTCCTTCCTGTCCGTAGATGGAAATATCCTTGGTATTCCCCTTGTGGCTGTCCACAAACTTCATCGACTGCACGAACATACCGCCAGAACCGCAGCAGGGGTCGTAAATGATCCCCCGGTATGGCTCGATCAACTCAGCAATCAGATTGACGATGCTCTTGGGGGTATAGAATTCCCCTTTGCCTTTCCCTTCCGCCAGGGCGAACTTGCTCAGGAAGTATTCATACACCCTGCCAACCACATCCTGCGACTTGTCGGCAATGGTGTTGATGTTGCTAATGGTGTCAATCAGCGTCGCCAGCTTGCTTCGGTCCAGATCAAGCCGGGAGAAATAGTTGTCCGGCAGGGCACCCGCCAGGGCCTTGTTGTTCTTCTCAATGGTGTGCAGGGCGGTATCAACCTTGATTGCCAGATCATCCTGTTTGGCATTGGCCTGGATAAAGCTCCAGCGCGATTCCTCTGGCAGGTAGAATACGTTCTTCATGGTGTAAAATTCCACCATATCAACGTATTTCTCTTTCCCTTCCTTGATGATCTCCTGCCGCCGCTCGTTGAACTTGTCAGAGGCAAATTTCAGGAAGATCAGACTCAGCACCACATGCTTGTATTCCGAAGGCTCCACCGAGCCCCGCAGCTTGTTGGCGGAATCCCACAGAGTCTCTTCAAAGCTCTTCGATTTTTTATTAGCTGAATGCTTTTTTGCCATAATCTCCTTTTTTGTATTTCCGTATCAAGTGACTGAAGTCATGCCTGTGCCACAGACACAGGTTATTCTAAAGTTTCCGGATATCTCCACTTTGGAATGAAACTTTAGGGAAGGCAAGCAATAACCATGTGGCTATCCTTTGTTCCCATGGCCTGCTGGTTTTCCTTATCTCTTTTAATTACGGCAAATTGCTTCTAAATCTCTTTAAAGAACTTATGCAACTATTTTTTGTTTCTGGATATCATGAAAAATTTAAGGTTATTGTGAAACTGGAGATCTCCACATGTAGGAAACACCGTCCGCATTACAAGGAAGATCGCTAGAAACAGAGTATAATGTCAAAATTATCGGAAGCTATATTTCAGGAAGTAATGGCGACGGTCGTCTTTTCATTTAGAGGACAAATCTCATTCGTTCTGTAGATATAAAATATCATACCAAAAGGCCGGTTACCGATCATTTTTAATTCCCAGTCAAGATACAAAAAGTTCCCGTGTGCGATCATAGGGGAACGTAGAGGGTTATAGGCAGATTTGGCAAAAATCCATGGTAGGCTGTTGCCATTATGACAGGCAAGTTGCTAAACCGTCGCCAGAAATTATTTGTACAGGAATACCTCGTCGATCTGAACGCCACCCAAGCAGCGATCCGGGCAGGGTACAGCCCGAAGACAGCACCATTCATCGGAGCGGAAAACCTAAAGAAACCTCAAATTCAAACTGCAATTTCCGCGGCCATGGCTGAGCGATCCAAGCGCACCGAGATCACCCAGGACATGGTGGTCAAGGAGCTGGCCCTGATCGGGTTCGCGGACATGGCTGACTTTGTCAAGATTGACGAGAGCGGCATGATCCAGGCCATTCCCCTTGACACCCTGGCTGAAGGCAAAAGCCGGATCATCAAAAAGGTCCGGGAGAAACGGGTCATAAAGTCCACGGCCGAAGGCGATCAAATCCTCGATGCTACTTATGAGTTTGAGCTCTGCGACAAGGTGAAAAGCCTGGAGAATCTGGGGCGCCACCTCGGAATGTTTGTCGAGAAGCGCGAGATCGATTTCAAGCAGCCCCTTAACCTTACGATCAAGAAATTTTATCGGAAGAAGAGCGATTCGGAAAACCATGGATCTGGAACTCCCTCATAACGGTTGGGAACCACGCGATGATCAGATGGACCTCTGGGAGTATCTCCAGGGAGGCGGGCTCCGTGCTGTCGAGTGTGCTCATCGGCGATGGGGGAAGGATGAAATCGCCCTCCATTATACAGCCTGCGCCTCGCAAGAAAGAATTGGGAACTACTGGCACCTGCTACCGCAATTTAACCAGTGCCGCAAAGCGATCTGGGAGGCGGTCAATCCCCACACGGGGAAGCTCCGAATCGATGAGGCCTTCCCTGACGAGATCAGGGCCGGGGTCCGTAATACGGACATGATGATTCCGCTTAAGAGCGGCAGCACATGGCAGGTGGTTGGCAGTGATAACTTCGACGCCCTGGTCGGCTCCCCGCCTATCGGGATTGTTTTTTCTGAATACGCCCTGAGCGATCCCCGTTGCTGGGCCTACCTCTCGCCGATCCTGGAAGAGAATGGCGGCTGGGCAGCATTTATTTCGACTTCCCGCGGTGACAATCATTTCAAAAAGCTGGTCGATTTCGCCCGCATCACGCCCGGCTGGTTCTGTCAAATTCTACCTGCAGATCAGACTCCCGTTTTCACTGCCCAGCGCCTGGAAGAAATCCGGATGGAGCTGATCGGCACATTCGGCCCGGAAATCGGCGAGGCGATGTTTCAGCAGGAATATTTCTGTTCGTTCCAGGGCGCGATCCTGGGTGCCTACTACGCCAAGCAGATGCTGCAGGCCCGGAAGGATGGACGGATAACCCGTGTACCTCATGCTGCAGGTTCTGAGGTCTTCACGTTCTGGGATCTGGGTGTGGATGACTCCATGACGATCTGGTTTCTGCAAGTGGTCGGGAAAGAATTCCGGTTCATCGACTACTATGAAAACTCCGGCATGGGCCTGGCCCACTACGCCAAGGTCCTGAAGGAAAAGCCCTACGTCTACGGCGATCACTACATGCCCCACGATGCAGCGGTCCGGGAAATGAGCAGCGGCGAAAACGCGAAGTCCCGGGCGGAAGTGGCTGAGGAATTGGGGATTCGGCCCGTAAAGATTGTTCAGCGGGCAAGGAATACAGACGCGGTGATGATGGGTATCGAGGCATGCCGGAACATCCTGTCTCAATGCTGGTTCGAAGAGGTCAAGTGCGCCCAGGGCATTTCGGCTATGGAAGGCTACAAGGCCGAGTACAACGAAGAGAAAAAGGTCCTGAGCAATACTCCCCTCCACGATTATTGTTCCCATGGTGCGGACGCCTTCCGGACGTTCGCTGTTGGGTATGCAGAGAAAAGCAAAGGAAACTCCTGGTCCAAGCTGGCCAGGTCTCTACCAAGAAACGCGATGGCGGTGTGACATGGCAATCATGACGAGGAGATTGGGATACCATCAGG